GCTGAATATCTCTATCTACAACTTCGTATTTCTTTGAGTCGAGTAACGAACCAATGTTAGGAACAACAAATTCTGCTTTCGTAGTATAGTCAGCAATAAGAACTCTGCCTACCGACTGGTTTCGGAATAAAGTCTGCATGGCCTCTAGGTTCTTCTGGTTCACGCCGCCCTTCTCTGGGTCAGTTCCCATAGTAACCAAAAGAATGGCTTGCTGCATGGTACGAGCTATAGCCATATCCATCTTCTTTAGCTCTGCTTTGTAATTGATGTCTTCCAGCACAGGGAAACCCAACGGCACAGAAAATGGCTCGTAATCTTGCTTCTTGTAAAAGATTGGTTTTACTTTGTCTGGGTCAAGCTTCATTAATACAATTTTAGAGCGCTTGTTTGACTTCAGCATTTTCTTTGCGTCTGGGTCGAGCGAGTCGAAAATTTCACGATCCTCTTCTGTTTGAGGGTTTTGCAGTCTAGACAACTCGTAGTCTGAAAACACCTTGTAATAATTACCGTTCCAGAACGCAGCAGAACCAGTAAGCTGGATGTCAGCAGGGTTAAGGATCATATATCTCGCAGGTATAGTATTGTCAGCAGCGAAACTAGCGCCATACATTTGCGTAATCTTGCTCATGTCTTCTGGGCGAACTTTGCCATCAAACCTATAAACAAAAACATTACCCGACCTAAAAAACTCTCTGAAGAACTTATCCTGAAAACCAATGATATTTAATTTCTTGAAAAAGGCATCGAAAAAATCTCTAGACTTTTTGGTTCCGCCCTTGAAGTAGAGATTGCTAATTGAAAACTCTGTCATCAAATCGATGACATTTCTAAAAGCGGCAAAGTTGTAGTAGGCTTTCTGGCAGAGGATAACCGCATCTCTTACGTCGATGTTCGAGCGATTACTTGCGCCCGTACCTGGGGTAAATTTGTAAGGAATCAGGCCATCGGAGATATTCTTATATCTGTCCGTTCTAGTGATGTTACCAGCAAGGTTTCTACGGGTGGGTGTTGTGGTGCTAGTGCTTGCCGACGCCAAAGATTCAGAAGCCTCAGAAACCATTAATGGTTTAGTCTCCTCCTCAACTTTTGCCTTCCTAGTGCTTTTCCTTTTACCTGTCATTGCTGTTTTGAGTTACACAATTATTGTATCATCATTGGGCTAAAAGTCGAATTTACGTTGATTTCTCCCAAATCCATCATATCAAAATAACATTTAACGGCCCAGTTGCCAAGCATTAGGGTTGTATAATTATCCTTTCTGGCTCTGTTAGCTGAAGTGTTTCTCTTCAAATGCTGCGGTAAATCGAAAGATTGAGTGCCTCTAGCTGTAGAAGTGACTTCTAAAAGGGCGCATTGCTTTTTTGTTTGATATACCAGATTATCTTGATTTTCAATCAAATCCAATACACCCTCTCCCTTTGGGTAAGTCAGAGCAAGTCTTTTATTGGACTCCCTCATGAAAGCGTCAGGGTTAGGAACGATCCTAGAGCCAAACCACACCCTCTTGTGGTCAATGCAAGCCTGTAGATATTCGTTTGCGTTTCTTATGAAATTTGTGGTAAAAACCTGCTTGAAGCATATAAAGCCCATTTCTTTGTTGTATTGCCTTTTTGCTTGGCGGAGCATTTTCTCGTAGTCGGCTCCTTCTGTATCGCTGTTAAAGTCTATGAACTTAAGAGGCTTTCTTTTGAATTTTTCATTCTCATTACAGCTATCAAGGAATTGATACCCCGCATTGTCAATGATAACCATAGCTACATCAAAGCTTTCGGTTAGGTAGTGCATGTAGGCTATATGGTCTTTTAGGTCGCCGCCAGCCACCGCGTAGCTATGAACTAATGTGGAAGTTTTATTCTCCTCGTTTAATTCCATTACAGTCATAGCAAAATAGTCAGAACTTGGACTGTTTGAAAAAGATGGGTCAATTCCTAGAATGTATTTTTTGTCTCCCTCCCCTTTGATTAAAGAGGTTGGTGACTCTCCATCTGGAACCGTACATTCATGCATTTTTTTGGCGCTAAAGTATGAATCGCTTCCATCGGTAAACTGAGCGCAATACTCACGCTGAAAAGAAGAGTTTGATGTGCCACCGCCTTCTCTTGCCTCTTCGATAATAGTAGTATCTATCATATCCGAAGGTAAAGATTCAAACCCCATTTGAGATATAAAATAACTAGCGTCAGAGATTTCTTTATTTTGTATTTTTTCCATCCACTCTTTGTAGGTCTTGAAAAGATTTTCAAATGTATACGAAGCAGACGACAGGGCGATCATCTTTGAGTTGTTCTCGAAGACCATGCGGTCTTCCTCTTTCATCGCTCCTTGCTCGATTAGCCTAGTTTCCATCTCTCTAATTTCTAAACGCTCTTTCATGTTTTGGGGAGCAACCAAGAACGGCATTAAGACAGTTTTGATGATGTCTTCGGGCAACAAAAGATACTCGTCAAGCACCAGCACGTTAGCACGAAAACCACGAATCTTTTCACCGTTGAGTGGGATAGCGGTTATTGTTCCGCCGTTGATAGACCACTCAAACTGGTCGTTCCGTTTGGACTTCGCGCCAAAACATTGAGACAGTAACTCAGCCCCCTTAGACTCTACAAGCTTTTCTAAGTTATTGAATATAAATCGAGCGGTACGAAATGTGGGGCCAGCAATCAAAATTTTAGTGCCAGGCTCAAAAATGCATTGAAGAAAACAAAACACAGAAGCTATAAAAGTCTTTCCGCAGCCACGACCCCATACGCACATAGAAAAGTTGCGGTTCATCATTCCTTTTAGGGTGGCCTCTTGGTAAGCTGCGAGTTTGATCCCAGATATAAGCTCAGTAGTAAAACCTAAGTTAGCCCTTAAGAATTTAGCTAAAGATATTTTGGCCTCCTTATCCTCAAGCTCTCCTTTAAGAGCTAGGAATTGATCGTTAAGGTTATCAAATTCCTTATCATATTTTTCAGGAGAATACCACATTACAATTTTTTAGTATCGTAGGCCAGTTGTAAATCCACGCTTTTAAACGCGCATCCAGATGTAAATATTTTCTGAACAGTTTCTGCCGCTCTAACTCTACCTTTTACAAATAGAAATTGAATGAAAGGGTAAGTTTGGCCTAGTCTTCTTACGTTATGGAACAAATACTCTGGAGTTACTTTGGTTCCTTTTTTGTAAACATGAGGCAAGTAGTTAAAGCCTAAACAGTTACTAAGGGTTTCTTCCACTAGGATAACAAATCCAGCATTAGCTTGCTGTGCTCTTTCTATTTCCCTGCAAAACCTATCGTAGCCCCCGCTTAAAGTTCCTATAAAATCGCTAGTTGATTTCCTCTCTATATAACACTTACAAGAAGCCTCTTCGTCGCTAAAAGCGTAGTCGCCAAACTTCAAAGTTC